GGTTCTGAAACCGAATCTCTCCCTTAATTACAGTGGTAGAGCGGCGGGTTCTGAAACCGAATCTCTCCCTTAATTACAGTGGTAGAGCGGCGGGTTCTGAAACCGAACCTCTCCCTAGTAGAGAATAGTTTCGTACTCTAAGATCGAAAAATATATTTAAATACGCTCGTTTTAAACCCATTGAAATTACTCGAAGAAGCAACTGTATACGCTCCAAAATTCTCTACGTACACCCACTCGCCAATCGCCAGTTCAGGCAACATAATCTCATTCGTAATCAAATCTATACTATCACACGTAGGACCAAATAACATGCTTTTATATAAATTCCCATCACGCTCATTAAACGGCTGTATCTTAGGCTGGTTATTATCAAAGTAAATACATCCAAACGACCCATAAACACCATCGTTCAAATAATAAACTAAAGTTTTTTCCCCAGTTTCATCGTCTATATATATTTTTTTCCCAATGACGTTCAATACGAGTGTATGTGTTTGTTCTGCGAAATATCGACCAGGTTCAGCAATAAATTGAATCGTTTTGTTTTCTACTTCGCTACTAAAACAATCTACGATTCCTACGTTCACTTTCTCAGCAATGTCTTCAAATGTAATTTCGTTGTTGTTCCCAGGAAATCCGCCGCCTATATCTATAATCGTAATGGTAATGCCTAGTGCAGTAGCTAAATCTGTCGCCTTTCTACAATCACGAATCGCCTCATAGTAACTGTTCGCAGAACTACATCCGCTACCTACGTGAAAACTAAACCCAACTACATCTAGCTTAAGTGTTTTTGCAATATTCAATAGTTCACTTACTTGGCTCAGCTTACAACCAAATTTTTTATTGAACTTGCATTTGCTTTTGCTATCATCTACAGCTAATCGGAGAACCAATTTTGCGTAAGGATGATATAATTTGATCTTATAAAGCTCTTCTTCGCAATCGAAGGTCATAAGATCTACGTCATTTGCCCTCGCATATCGTATTTGTGAAGACATTTTACAAGGGTTAGCGAAAATAATGCGACTGGGATCTTTCGTAATGTCGATCACCATTTTCATTTCAGCTTCGCTAGCACAATCGAAATTCGTTCCTAAAGATGCAAGCGCATCAAGAATCACCGGGTTTGGATTACATTTAACTGCGTAATATGGCTGTATATCTGGCAAAAGCCGCATCCATTCGGCGTATGCATTAGTCAATGCTCCGAGATCGATAATATAAAACGCTCGCTCGCTCTGGTTGTCTTCTAAGAAATCATTGATGATATCATAAATATCGCGATCACTGCCGTACAGTTTCACGTCATATTTCTGTAAAAGTGAATTGTCCAAATTGCGGATAATAGGTAAGGGAATATTCTGTATAGAATCGGTTGTTTCTTTTTCTTTTTCTTTGTTATTTAATGAGCTATCGAAAACTGTTGACATAAGGATTGTAAATCGAATACTTCTATATTGTTTCCAGAATCTAAGACACTTTTTATATCAAAAAAAGGTAACACGTCTTTAGCTAACCATACTGTATATTTGCATTCGGAATTCATAATAGTACATGGTTTTGTCCATTTGGGCAAATGCAATATATGATGTAATCCACGAATTCGCCCAATCATGCCTTGATGCTCTTTTGGTCGCATGCCAGGTTTTCCATTTGTGTGTTTGATGACCCATTCGCATGAAAGTGCATTTTTATGGTCTTTGAATCCAGACACTACTGCGTAAAATACCCAGCCGCCTTTGCAACGGCTCGTATATCTTGCGCCACCGCTTATCTCGCCATTATGCTGCCGTAATCTACGTTTCAAATTATTCGTAGAACCATTGTAGGTTAGATGTTGGAATTCGGGCTTTGTATTGCGTAATATGTAGCAGTACCATGGTTGGTTACTTGTTTCGACCGCTGTATCAGACACTTCGACCAGTGTATCAGATGCTTCGACTGCTGTATTAGATGCTTCGTTGTACATGTATTAATTGGTATTGCCTTTTACATTATAAGTTGTTTTGTAAACAAATGTTTACGTAGTCTTGATACATATCTCGAAGGCGAATCCAGTTTCCTTTATCTGTTTCGTACAAACTAATCTTTTCCACAAGTTCATACGCAACGGCGTAATAGTCTATCCAATCTTGGTCTTTATACGTTACTAATTCTGATGCAGGAAAGTGGTCCAAGAAGATTCGCGCCATATCTTTTCTGAATCCTTTATTTAGCATACATTCTAAGAAATAGAAAGAATTACGTAACTGCTGCTTCAAAAGCTGCATCTTCTCGTAGGCTTCTTGTTGCCTCGCCTCATATGCCTCTACTATATCGCAATCTGTTGCATATATTTCTGTATGGTCTAGCATGTGAGTATTAGGATCTATTTCGAGACAGTCTAACGCCATCAATTTTCTTTTATTAGTATATAATCATGTCAAGAACAAAATCGAATCTAAAGAAAAATCATAAGAAAAATAAAACAGAGAAGAAGCAAGTGAGAATATCGAGTAAATCGCCTGATCAACTCTACATACCAACGCGTGCGGAATTAAAAGAGGAATCTGACCAAGCAATGGAGGCGAATCGTCAAATGCAACAAGATGCTAGAAACGATGAATTGCAGAGAATCTCTGAAATGGGAAATGCTCAAAATGTTCTGCGTGAAAAACGTGGTCAATTGACATCAACGCTTACCAGACCAGCATTGCTTGAAGAGGATATTATTGTATTAAATCGCGGTGTTCCTGTAGCAAGAAAACACGTAGAATATGCTGTTCAGGTTTCTGCACAACCGCAGGGCAGGTTTAGCGGAATGATGCAAGCATTTGCAAACGTCTTCTCTAGAAGCTCTGAAAAAGAAAAGGAGAAAGGAAAAGCCAAAGCTAAAACGCATAAAAAGGGAGGAAAACGACGAAAGTAAATTGCCTGCGTGTATTACGGATCAACAACAAGTTTGAATAGCGAATCTGCTATCGCCCGATTCATACAAAGAAACCCTCCGCCGCCTCTAGTAAACTGCGATGTCATTCGATTCAGATCGCCAACCCAATACATTCCGCTTTTATCATTCGTAGTAGCCCACTTCGAATGATCCTGATGTTCACTATACGTATGATTTTCATCGTATTTCAAATTAGTCACCTCTTTCACCGTTTTTGATTTCTCGATATGATGTCCCCGAATCCATGTTTCCACGTACCACGTAGTCGGATATTTACCTGTAATAAAATCACTGTAAATATCGATTTCGTAATTAGGCGACTTCGCAATGTGAGTTACCGTGTCGCTCAATACTAACTCGTTAATCAAAATATGACTACTGTTGTCGTGGAAGGTATTGTAATGGAACGATTTCGAAAATTCAGTATAATTTTCTTTAAATACATGTGCATGCATGATTTGCAATTGCTTCATAATTCCGCAAATCATATCTGCCGTAAACGGGATTTCTACATATTGAAACGATTGTCCATATATCAATTCGCTGTCTTCTAGTGGAGAAATAGAATTCGAAGTAAACGTGCGTGGAAAATTTGGTACAGAATGGCATAACCAGGAAATCGATTTCTCGTTCCATGCAACGATTCCTTTGCAGTGTCCCTTTTTTGTGTGAGGATCTCCTAGTTTGTCAGTTTCATCATTATAAATGACCCAGTTTGTCCACTCTTTCTTGCTATAGACTCCCTGTGAAAGCCAGGCGTCAATACTATCTTGCTTCTCAAAATGTCCTGTCCTCTCACTGAAAACGATACATTCCTTACCATGTGGTAGCTTGAGCGCGGTCTTTGAAATAGTATGAAGAGGATTGAAAACATTGATTGAAATAATAGACGAACAGATTCCCATGATAGAAAAGTAGCTTTTGAATGATACATTTCTATCTGTTGTTATTTCAATTTTTTGACCGATAAAGAATATGGATCAACCGATAAACCTTAAACGTAAACTGGCAACTGATCAATATCAATTACATTTGTTGGTATGTCTGCCAGTAAAGTTTTGCACCAAAATTGATTGAAAAATGGGTATCCTAACTGACTTTTTGGAACATGTTTATGAACGGTTCTCGCAATCATTTTGTATAACTTGAAATTAGGATAGCGTTCTTCTCCGGATTTTTTATACAAGACGTTTTTACCATTATCGTCCGTACACCATCGATACACAGTGGCTTGTAAACTATTGAATTTTTTGATATCTTCTTCTGTTGTTTCGTCGATAATAAAATCGTAGAGTGAACAGGCAAGGCGACACAAATCGAAACTGTAATTGGGTTCTAATTTCGGTTTCTTCTCATTTAAAAAGGGTTCACAATTGTACTGTGTATCGGCATCACCTCCTGGTGCGAAACTATCACTGCAAAATGTCTGACCATTGAATTTATAAATACTTCTCCCGAAATCAATAATTTTGTATATCTTCCCATAGGTAGGGACTTTGTAGATCTGGTCGTTGTATTTGTAATAAATATATTTTTCGGCTGTTTCATTGTACATAATATTGTTCGTATGTAGATCATTGTGTGTAAAATGAAACGACTTTTGATAGGCTATTAATATCATTATGATTTGGAAAAGTGCGGATGCTGACTCGTCCACATTGATTGATTTTTTCATAAATAGTTCGTCTAATGTTCCGTCGCAACGTTCTAGACAGATCAGTTGAACCGGGAAGTTCTTGACAAATGCAAATTGTTCTGTGTCGTCGTCTTCACCATCCTCATCCTCTGTTTCGTCTTCAGTATTCCATTCAGATGATTTGTTTTCGTCATCTTCATTGTCATCGTCCTCATCCTTCTCCTCCTCCTTATCCTCCTGACCACTCCTTTTATCTTCTTTTGCATTGTCTTCCTCGTCACTGCAACTAATTACACTATTGTTTGAGCTTGAATATGTGCTAGTACTTTTCTTTTCGGATTTCTCGTATATAAGAGCATCAGCAATAACTGGTTCGGCTAACGGTTCTAATGTATCTGTAGTAATATCGATTATGGAATCGATTATTATGCTATCATTCGCCGAATCTCCTATAAGTAATTTTTGTTTATTACTTCGAGAACCAAAATTAGCAAATTCATCTTCATCTAACATAGTTGTTGTATATAATTTACCTCGGTTCTCCAAAAAATAACTAGATGTACTCAGATAATCCAAATCATCCGTTATATTTAATTTGAATTGTTCTTGAATTCCCAAATATGAACCAAAATATTCTACGGCATTGGAGAACCCGTGGTTTGTATAGAGCTGACCCGACAAAAAACAGAAAAAGTTATCAACATAGGATGCGTTGTTTCGTTCTAATAGCTTAGGATGTACCGTGTCTTCAGTGCTATCTAACGTCGGCAAATTGCGAATAGTCTCGTCTGTACTTTTGTATTTACCTATTAAATATCGAATTGGATCTAGTAATGGGGAGAACTTGATAAAAAGCGGTTTCTTCTTCGTTTCTTTAGTAGAATGATGCACTACTGTGTTCAATGTTTTCATCGAATATTCGTGATTCATTGAAATGCTATTGTAATTTTTTTTATTCAGATCGAAAAACAGCTTGTAAATGGGATTGTATATTTGCAAACCTTTTATAGAAAATGGTGAGTAACTAGCAGTCGATTCTTCTTTGTGGAGAACCACGTCTTTCGCTAAAACATCTAAATCAATCGGTTTCGTTTTCACATAATGAATACTAAATTTAGGGGCTTCCTGAATACTCGTTTTAGACATAGCCTAAATGTAATATACGCTTTCTATATTTTTTTTATTTTATCAATATACGCACTTTATGCGTGCTTACGGGCAATCTATTATATGAACCCTTTATATAATAGATCTGAATGACATTAGAATTAAAGAAATTTAATATGAGAGAAATCACGTTTCGACCCGATGAGAACAAAGGGCCAGTCATTGTTATGATTGGGCGTCGTGATACTGGTAAATCGTTTTTGGTAAGAGATCTTCTGTTTTATCATCAAGATATCCCTATTGGAACAGTGATTTCTGGAACAGAAGCAGGCAATGGATTCTATGCTGCGCATGTCCCTAAATTGTTTATTCATGAAGAATACAATACTGTGCTCATTGAGAACATCTTACGTCGTCAAAAAACGGTTCTCAAACAGGTAAATAAAGAGATTGAGATGTATCGCAAATCGACAATAGATCCTCGCACCTTTGTTATTTTAGACGATTGTTTGTATGACCAAACATGGACACGCGATAAAATGATGCGTCTTTTGTTCATGAACGGCAGGCATTGGAAGGTCATGTTGATCATTACTATGCAGTATCCTTTGGGAATTCCACCCAATTTGCGTACCAACATTGATTACGTTTTCATTTTGCGAGAACCTTATTTGACAAATCGAAAGCGAATTTGGGAGAATTATGCAAGTATGTTTCCTACGTTGGAATCGTTTTGTGCAGTCATGGATCAAACAACGGAGAACTATGAGTGTTTAGTCATTAATAACAATGCAAAATCGAACAAACTGAACGATCAAATTTTCTGGTACAAAGCACAGGATCACCCAGAGTTCAAATTAGGATCGAAAGAATTCTGGGAGATTTCTAAAAATATGGCGGATGACGATGAGGATGAGGCCTACGATCCTTCCAAAGGGAAGAAGCGTAGCGGACCGGCAATCAATGTGAAAAAGAACAAATGGTAAACGTATTTATAGTTTGATTGGATGATATATCTTGTTTTCTAATACGTTCCGCGTATTATTTATAATATCGGATTTGATAACATCTAGCAATCTCATGCTGCTATCTGTTGTAACAATGCCACATAATTCTGGTAAAAATTGCTGAATAGTAAACCCGTACTCAATACACATATGTGGTAAAATAATTTCAAGATACCCTACATGAACATTATCAATAGTGTCAATTAATTTTTTCATATAGACGTTCGAGAATCGCATAATAACTGCGACTACGCCAATATTTTTCACGGTTTTGAAACCGCCCAAGGTAGGTCTCCAATACCAATCCAAACTTCTTGTTCCATATTCGCTAACTAACAAATCATAGTCAAATGGATCATGACAGCGAATAAATTCTATTATGCTGTTAGGATAATAAACATCATTCTCAATAACCCATATGTATCTATATTGATTGATCGCGTCGTAATTTGTTTTGAAATAATTAATGTACATAGAATGACCTAAGTGATCATACGATGTTTGGAGCTTTGGCATACTAATTATTGTAATGTTTCTTAATTGGATGTCAATATCAATATTTTGATTATTATCAAACAAAACAATAATACGATATTGATTCGCATTATTATCATTATCAATACGGTGAAGCGTATTAATAAATTCTTTGGTGAATTGATGTGTCAAGAAGATAATGCAATCCATTTATACGTAAATACAACACAGTTCCTTTATATTAGTACAGCTGGTTTAATCTCTTTCAGTTGATAAATATATTTATATACTGAAAAGATATGGGTAGCGTTTTGGTTATAAATCAATCGATAGACCTTAACAGTTTCCTTGCTTTTACTGAAATGTTATAATATTTTCGCGTTCCTTTAATAGTCTTAAATTCATTTGCGCGAATGTAAGCGGCATAAACACCTTTTCGGTTTATTTTACAAGTATTACGCGTACAAATAGGAAACGATTTGCGCGGTCCTAAAAAACATTTTTTTCCGCATGTCCGCATCATATTGGATCGTTCGCGGTAACTTGGCTTCTGTTTCGACCAATTTTTCAAAAAAGCGCCTCTACCATGTCGATGTGTTTTCAATGTTCTTTGTTTCATATGTACTAAACTGTTATTTATTATTGTGTCAAACCGTGAGACCTATAACTGTAATTACCAATGTGTAGTTACAGTTTGCATATATATTTATTAGCAAAATATATTTTAGAAGATGATTACATAGTATGCCGAAGGAACATAAACATAAGCACAAAAAGCACTGTCGTCATTATTATTACTACTATTACGATGACTATTTTCCCATTCTTCCCTTTTTATTCTTGATGAATCGGCGCTCTAATAATTATTACTACTAGAATTCTATGAATTCAGCTTGTGCTAGAATTCTATGAATTCAGCTTCAGCTTCTTCTTCATCTTCGTCTTCGTCTTCGGCTTCTTCTTCGTCATCACTGGGTTCTCGACTTTCGTTGATGCAAACGTGCGAAGTAAGTGAATTACGTTTTTTATAGAAGTTAATATAATTATCATCAAATCTAACTGTTTTGGTCGAGGCGTCGATTATTTTCCGACCAAATCTTGGATTGAATTCGTAGAATTCTCTCAACCGTCGTTTCAATTCACTTCTCGTTTTGTATCTAAGATTCATGTCCAACGAGTATTGACACGTCATATACATGTTCAAATATGGACGCATTATTTTCACTAATTTATCTTTTGGAAATTCCGAACTAATAGATACATTAGATCGCAGACAATGTATCATACTAAAAACGAAAGATTTCAGCAAATCTAAACTAGCGGTCTTCACAAAGTTCTCCAAATATATTTTTCGTATAAGAGGTTCGTTAGAATCACGAAACTCCTTCAAATCGAAATTACACAGAAAATAATGATGCAAAAGCGGAGGCATCACGAAATCTCCCGTTTTTATAAAGAAGTAAATATTATACAGTGTCGACTTCTCGAAAGGGACATTGTTGTACGGATTCTTTACCGCTAATGGTTCACTAAAGAAATTTGGCGAGTGGCTCAGTGCCGTATTGATTATTTTCGTTAAATCATGCACTGTAAATAAATACAACTGGTCGTTCTGTAAAATAGTTATTACATTATATTGTGTTTGGTTTATTGGATTCAATATAAGATCCGTTTGGATACGTAAAGGCGAACGTCTTCGTTTAATGATATCCGCAAAACGAGACAGGGCTAGATAATGTCTCTGTAAGTTCGAAAAAGTAATAAGAAATTCTTCGCTAACTTCTGGCGTAATAAATATATTATTTTGAATGGTTTTTAAATATTGAAACTTGGTAGAGCGATGATGGGATGAGTTTTTAAGCGTACAGAGAAATATTTTCAAAAATACATTTTGTAGTGTATTTTTCGTTATTTCAACGTATTTCGAAAGAAATAAAGTAAATGGATTGGGTGCTGAGGGATTCAAGTTTAATTCACACAACATAAGGTTCGGTATTTAAAAGAAAACTTTTTAAATTAGGCGAGTTATAAATATATAACCCGTATATATTTATATTAGTTTGAAATACCTTTACTCATCACTTCTCTTTCTTATCGAGAGTAGCCTTAACCAATAACTCGTTACGCAATTGCGTTGCCTCCGCATCTTCTACTTCGCGTTCCTCGAAGTTGACGGTTTCTTTCACGCCGATCAAGTTGCCGTCTTCATCAATGGTCTGAGTAAGTACGTTTCCACTCTTCTTAGCCTTCTCAATATTATCTATAATAGCCTTCTTCTTCGTTTCACGGACTCGATCTTCAAACTCCTTTTTAGCCATTTCCTCGTTCTTCAACTTCTCTTTATGCAGTGCATTCAACTCTTCCTCTAAATGTTCTACTCGACCAGTCTTATAAGCATCCGGATCCCATGGCATCCAAACGCCTACTGGGCCGACGAAAATGTCATGGTTGGGGTCGTGCTCACGAAGCTTCTTGCTCTTCAACTCTGCCTCTTCTTGTGTAGGGAACACACCGCGCAACTTTAGTCCGCGCACCGAAGTTTGAAACGCATGTTCGCGGCTGAATTGCTCGTTCAATTTCTCCTCTTGCTTATCCATAAAATTCTTGTAATCATCTTCAATGCCGCTTTTCTTTAGCTTATCACTTTCCTCCTTGACAAAATCATTAAAATCAGTAATCAGGTTCTCTACCTTCAAGTTGTATTTGAATGCAATGAAGTGAACAAAATCAAAATACCTTTCCATAGATTTAGAAAATTCCCATTGACTGATGAACTTGTCGAAAAGGAATACTTCGCGTTTCTTTAGAATCTTTTCTGGAGAAACGAATGAAATACACGCGAATTTTTGTCCAGCAATGGGTTGATCTTCGTCGCATAGGTCTACGTATTTAGGATTCGGTTTTCCATTGGGCAAATTCTTCTTTTCGAATGCAGACATGTTTAGCAATATATTGTTTTAGAAGCCATATATTTAAGTTCCTTTTTGAGATTTGATATTATGACAGATTAAGTTTTAGGATTTTCTGTATTAGTAGAAATAATTTCGTTTACTATAATATAGATCTAAAAATGAGTGCTCCCATGTTTGATTTCAACGAGCTTGTTAAGCGCGCTGTTAAATATTTGATCGAAGGTCTTGCTGTTGGTATCTGCGCTATGTTGATCCCTAAGAAATCGTTGAATGTCGAGGAAGTTATTATTA